CTTTTCTTAAATCGACTGTAGGTTCATTCTTAGAAATAAATTCAGAAATGTACTTAGAGTCCATAATTGGCATTTTGTTTATAAATTTAGCAATTTCTTCTTTAGACGTTTGTCCATCAATTTCAACTATTTGTTTCATTAACCTCCAAGTCACTTTTGGAGTAACCATACCTTTTGGGTATTCTTCTTCCATACGTATTAACTCTTTATTTTCACCAAATGTTAATAACTTTAATTTAACATTAACATTTGATTTTGGTAATGTTGTTTCAAAATAACCATTAGAATCAGGCTCATTTTCTAATTTAACAAAATTTAATTCATCAAGATTAAAAGTCACTTCAAAATCTTTTTTAGTATCAGGGTCGGTAATATTCATTATATATTCAGAACCAAATGAAGTGTTCCTTAAAAAAATTAATATAGATTGAACATCTCCTTCTAACAAATCATCAACTTTAATATCAGGTTCATATAATTTAGCCCTAATTAAATTAGTCATCATATTTGAAGCCCCAACATTCGAAGCTGTCGCTAAAATATTTTCATCAGATGCAGTTAAAAATCCAACCTTAACTGATTTCTTTTTATTCTTATAAAAAATACCCTGACTTGGTAATGATACAATGTCATGTGGTAGTGAAAAATTATCTTGTCCGGCAGTTTTTTCGTCCATTTTAAATTAGTTTTTGTTATTAACAATAGTTAGAATAAAACACTTGTAAATAAAAAAACCCACATAAAGTGGGTTTTTTATAATAATATTTTTGTAAGTATTAGTATAATAATACACAATAGTCAGGACGAAGTGACGCTGTAATAGTTGCTAAACCATCTTCACCATAACCAAGACTTCCGAAGTCAACATCAGTTAAGAATGTGTCAACCAATTGCCATTTTTCAATAACAACACCTGTTGGGTCTAACATATCTAATTCGATAGTCTTTTTATATCCCGCAGCGTATCCCATACGACCTGTTACAGACTCAGCGTGTAAACGAACCCACTCCATTAAAGCCTGAGCCGCTGAAGGTCCTATTGGGTCTCTAAACGTAACGCTAATTGTACCCCAAGTATATTTTCCAGCAACATATTTTTCAGTGTTTAAGAAAGGTATTGGAGTTGAATTGATTGTAATTTTTGGTCTGCTTGAACTTTCTACGAACCATTCATTGATACCTAATTCAGAAGGGAATCTTAAAATGAACCTATTCTTTCTTTTAGGTTCGTAAGGTATCGGCATTTTCATTAGTAAATCAGCCATATTCTATTTTTGTTTTTTTGTTTCTTTTATTTTATTATAAATAGTATCAGTTTAATATTTTTCTATTTACTTTGGTTTTTTTTATGTCAAATTTGCAATAAGACCAGTTATTAATAATCTTTCTTAACACCTCCATGAGTTGATATTGTTTTAATAATATTTTCTGGGTCATCTTGAAATTCTTTTTTAATCTTTTCTAGGTTTCTTAAATCATCATCTGAAAATCCTATTTGTGGTATAAATCGGTTAGAGATTTCATTTTTAAACATTCCTGGTTTATGTAGTTGTTTAGCCAAATATTTTACATATTGTTGGAATTCTTTTAAAGCCTTAACCTTACCTATTTCAGGATTTTGAGCCGAACCCTCCCCAAACGTCACAGGATAGTATTTGTTCATATCCATATAAGAATTAATCAATTCTTCATTTGACATATCTTCTTCACCCGCAATTTCTCTAAATTTTCTTAAATTTTTAACAAGTTCTTTTTTTGAAATACCTTTGAAATTAGTTTCAATCATATTTTCAATTGCTCTTCTAATAACTAATGGTGAATGTCCTCTCGCAGTTACAATCGAAAATATCGAACCTCCATTTATTGCTTCCACAAAATCATCCCATGCCGGACCTGGTTTAGCCAACATTGAATCAATGATAAATCTTTTATCTCCTTTAGTTGAGAAATTTCTAAACGGTTCTTCCGCAAACCCTACAATAGTTTTTCCTTTATACTCAAAAGGATTTTTTCCAATATCAACTCTATGTTCCGCAAAATCTTCGGTACCCATAGGTACTTCATCACCATTTTCATCTTTTAAAACAATCTGAGTTGGCATGTACATGATATTATCATCCCAATCAAAAGCATAATATTTTAAATCTGGTGTAATTTCTTCTTTAAAATTTTCAACTAAGTATACTTTCATATAACATAAATATCTGTAAAATAAAAAACCCCCACTTTCGTGAGGGTTTTAATATTATCTGTTTTAATTAGATATCTTCGAAAGAAGCTCCTGTTGGTGTAATCAAGAACTCAATGTCGATAAATTCTAACGCTTTAGTTGGTTTGATATAAATCTTACCTACTAATTGGTTAGCATCTAAATCTTCAGGAGTATTAGAAACCGTAACTCTAAAGTCATATAAACCTCTGTCTCTACGGATAGCGTCTAAGATTGGGTTAACTTGACTTAGGAATTGTTGTCTTACTAAGTTGTCGTTTTGTTCAAACAATAATCTTACAGATACTGCTGAAATTAACTTACGTGCTTGTAATAACAATCTTCTTACGTTGATTCTATCAAGAGCCGATTCTCTAATTTGTAAAGTTTTGTTACCCCAAATTACAGTTCCAACGTCGTTGAATGTTGCGATTGGGTTAATTCTACCTTTGTAAAGAGTATCTCTATCTTCCTGTGTTAATCTCTTACGAGCTCTGATTGCGTTTACCAAACCTCTTGAGTAACCCGCAGTTGCGAACCAAGGGAATGCGATATTATCAGTTAACGCTAAGTTTCTAGTTACTTCCGCAGTTGCTGGTAAATAGATTTGTGTGTTGTTAACTGTATCACGAGTAAGAACCCATGGATAGTAAGTTGCAGTGTAGTTAGAGTCAATTCCTGTTTGTTCCAAATTATCAACAGCTTCTTGTGGGTAATATAAATTATCCATTGATGTTGAAGGTTGTAACAAGTTAAAGTCAGGAGTCGTTGTGATGTAAATTGAGTCAGCTCTGTCGTTTTCAACCATATTAATAGTTGCCTCAACTAAACCTGAATTATTAACATAATCAATACCAGGAGTAACAAATACATTAATGTTTGTAATCTCAGGGTTTGCAAATGTCATAATACCCATTAAGTATGCGTAGTAGTCAGAGTTACCATATTCGGTTGTTCCGTCACCAACTGCAATTTTCTTAAATGAACCCCAACCTGTAGATGTTGGATATGGGTCAACACCGGCACAGAATCCAGCTTTAAATCCTGATTGACCTAATGCGTAAGTGTCACCGTTTGAACGTTTTTCTTCATAGATATCCCATCCGTCAAATCCTCCTTGAACTAACAAAGTGAACTTTCTTGCGAATAATCTGTAATATGGGTTATCAGTATCTGTTGGTTCAGATGAGAATGATGCTACACCACAATCAAATGCTGGTCCTGTAGACGCTGTGAAAACATTTGAACTAATGTTGATTGAAGTAGCTCCACTATCCATATGGAAACCTTTTGTTAAGATTGGCCATGGAGAGTAATCCCCTTCTTCACACAAATCACCAATAGGTCTAACTTTACCTTTATATTCATAAAAATCATTATCTACACCAATTGATGATGAAATACCTAAGTAAGTTCTACGAACATTATCACCCGCCACAGGTAATGCGTCATCGCCACCCGCTAACGCCCCGAAAGGAGGATTATAAACAACTTCACCAGGAGTGTAGTATTTTGTTTTAATTACAGGAAAAGGTGATGTGTTACTAACACTATCGTATAATCTTGTTACAAAACCTTCAAATCCACAAGGTAAGGCATCCATTGGTGCATCGTAATCAACCTCTAACATGATATACTTTGATAGGATTTCATATTCACCATCTAATGTACCTATTTTCTTAGCAATATAGTTATTTAATGTTGGGTCCATAGAACAATTACTGAATTTTTCTAATACAACAGGGTTAGTGTCAGTATCATAAAAACTTCTAACTATTACATCAAATGTACCATTGTTAAATGACATATTTGCTAAAGATATTTTAACTTGTCTGTTAGCAGCATTACCATCAGAAATTGTATAGAATTTGAATAGTCTGTAAACAACATTACCACGTAATTCAGATACAACCCATGGAGATTCAGGTGTTTGGAATCTTTCAAGATAAAAACCTGTAGTAGTTGTATTTGTTGCCGTTCTAGCATCACCAATTGCAACTAATGTACTATTTAATCCTCTAACATAACCTTTATTATATGCGTAATTTAATAAAGTGTCATATCTTTCTTCTAAGAAAAGAGGGATTTCAGTTCTATCTTTTGCAAAATTGTCAGTTCCAAATACACTTGCCAAATAATTAGATTGTGAATTTAAGAATGATGTTTCAAATTCAAAACTTGAATAATCTTTAGTTAAACCTGAAATTTTAAATGTTGCATATGGATTTTTAGTCACTGCCGAATATGAAGTATTAGAACCCAACATAGTTACTTGAGACGTTCCAGTTACTTGATACTGAGGTCCATGTAATGATGTTGAATATTGAGTAATACCTCTTGAACGTAATGTTGCTACAACGATATTGTTATACCCTGAATACGAGTATCCCGATAATGTGTAATATGTTCCAGATACAGTTCCTGTATAAGTACCCGCAGTTGCACCTGTTGATAAATTAGTTACAACACTATAGTATGAAAATCCTGTGTAGTTATTAGTTTGTAATGAACCATTTGTTAATGGTGAGAAATTAGAATAAAACCAAGAGTCATTATTTCTTGATGATAAACTATCACCCGATAAAGATTCAACACCAAATACATTTGTTCTTGATGAATAAGTACTTAAAGAAGAATAAGCCGAACTTGTTATTGGTCCATAATATACAGATGTTGTTGCTGAAGAAGCGGTACCCAAAAATATTGTACTTAATACATTAGTTAATTGAGTTTCCATTGTTGACGTACCTTTTTGGAATGTAGTATATGTTGTTGTAAACACATTATACATTGGGGATGCCGTCCATGTTGCTGTATTAGTATAGTTAATTGTTCCACCTGTATTTCCTGAGAAATTTAAAGTATAAACCGTTGGTTGTCCTGTAGAACCTGAAAATCCGATAGTATCAGGATTTACGTTTGCAATTGCTCTAATTGACCATGATGGTCCTGCGTCATAACCATTAAGACCTAATATTCTTGTAACAAACAATTGGTTAGATTGTTGTAAGTAAGACTTTGCAATATATGCCGCCTCATATTTAGGAATTTGAGTGTTCACAAATTTTTCAGGTGTTGTTCCTCCAAAGTAAGTTTGAAACTCATCGTAGCTGCTAATGAATATTGGTTCAAAAGCAGGTCCTTGTAACGTTTCACCAACTAAACCTAAAGTTGTAACACCGACACTTTGTGACACAAATGATAAATCGCTCTCTGATGTATACACACCGGGAGAAACGAATACTTTGTTTGCTGTTGCCATTTAATTTTGATGTTTTTGAAATTTATTTATTGATAAATATTCAGCTTTTTTCCAAAAACTTATTGATTAAATAACTATTTATTGAGAAGTAAGATTAAATTCTTACTTATTTCTACCATGAAAATTAAGAATTTAAAGATATCCGAAACAAGTCATTCAGTATTAAAAAAGTATTGTATGAAACATGGATTTAAAATACATAAGTTCTTGGAAAAGTTAATTGAAGAAAATTGTCAAGAAAAACAAGACATTTACGGAGAAAGTTAAAGTATAATTGAAGTTAATACTAAATTAGATGGTTGTGTAATATCATCCTTAGTTACATCAATTCGTAAAATATCATTTGAATTTAATTGAATCTCCCCTGTTAATAATTGAGAGATGTCGTTTCCATAATATAAATTATTAATATATAATGCGTACGATTGAACATTTTGGACACTATCTAATTTAATATTAGTAGTATATTCAAATGTATTAGTATATGACGAAATCCCAATTGGTAAAGTTGCAACTATTTCAATATTGTCAGGATTTTTAGGGAACTTTTCTATTTTTTTTCTTTTCTTAGATTGATTAGTTTCCACTAACATTAATGCTCTACTAATTGCAGGTTTAACTTCAAATTCGTTTTCATCAATTAAAAATCCTTGTAATGTAAAACCATATGATTGAATGTAATATCTTCTTTTTTCTAAATCCATGACAGATTCATCTGAAATTTCATCTAATTGTATTGGGATATAATGTCCTTTAATTTGAGCATATGCTTGTCTTGACGCAAATGTTTCAATGACAACTTTATTAAAGAGATTTATTTCTCTCATTCTATTACAAATAATTTTAACAGTATACTTAATATCTACAGGGACTGGTTGTGGAATTGTATATATATCCATACCTTTTCTGTTTCCGTCCCATGTAGGTACTGCTGCGTAATAGTATTGTTTTCTATTTGGAATATTATAACGTAGTGATGGGATAGTTCCAAACTTAACTTCAGGAGTTCTTACTGTTGTTATAAATGGAGGTTGTACGTTCTTGTCAATATTATTAAAATCCCACGTTTGGGTAAACTGAGCCCAATTTTGAGATGTCATCAATATATTAACAACAGGTATTACTTTACCATTAATAGTTGTTTTTAAATCATTTTTAACAAAATCTAAAAATCCACCATCCAAATCTTCATGTAATAATGATTTTGGCAAAAATGTTCCATTATCGTTAATATCCTCTAATAACTGATATCTACGAGATAACCCTGTTCTTTCAGGTGTCAGATTAATATTTTTTTTTATTTTTTTAGGTAACATTATAATCCTCTAAATTCGTTTTCTGATACAGGAGACGCATTAATAGTACGATAAAATGGTTTGTACCCTGCGTAAGTATGTTTATTATCACTAACAACTCTCCCATCATTATTTACAACATAATATCTTACTCGGTTTTCAGTTTCGTAATAACCAATATAATCACCATACTCAATATCAATACCTAACTCTTCTAAATGAGATTGATAAACTGATATTCTAGCGTTACCAGGCTCAAGTTGTTCTATTTTACTTGTACCAAGAAATTTATTTTCAGGTGCAACAATTTGTAAAAAAGCTTTAAACTCAACAGGTGGTAAAAATTTAATACCATCATCTAATGCCTCACCATACACACTATCAATATTGGTTTTTGTTTTATCTACACGATATAGAACAAGAGTAAAATTCATATCTCCGTGTAACCATTCTTTACCCATACCAATATCTAAATTAAAATCTTCCGCTCCGAAAAATTTACCTAATCTTGTAATTGGTACGATTCTATTTGACATATTTGATAAATATCTTATTTTTATTTATTATTGTGATAATGTAACTTATTGAATTTTGACAACACAAAGCGGACATTTAAGTATTGAACAAGAAACCCTTTTAATTTTAGAAAATTACCAAGGGTCAAATAACTATATACTTAAATTAAAGAAACAACAAGAATCTAATAAGAAATTTATTCCGACAAGGTCACAATGTGAATACGTCCAATCTTTTAAAGATATCACTCCAAAAGTTGCAAAAAAATGGGTTGATATTGATTCTTATTTTTCTAAAAAATTGGTTGAAGATAATCCATTCATTAAAGAACCTGAACAAATTTACATTGAGAAACTTTTAGTTGAAAAAGATAAATCATACCATATTTGGGGTAAAATATTTAGTGGAGACACTATTCATGATTTTTGGATACCTAAAGCTGCGGTGATTAAAGAATATAAAGAAAATGTGGTTAATATAGATTATTCAAAATATGAAAGTCGACCACCACTATCACACCAAAAAGAAGCGATTGAGAAGTTATTAAAGAATGACAAATTTATTTTAGCTGATGACATGGGTCTTGGAAAGACTACATCTACAGTTATTGCTTCATTAGAAAGTGGGGCTAAAAAAGTTTTAATTATATGTCCAGCCTCTCTTAAAATAAATTGGGAACGAGAGATTAGAAATTACACTGATAAATCAATTTACATATGTGAAGGTAAGAAGTTTGAGGATGCGGATTATATTATAACCAACTACGATATTCTTAAAAACTTCCACGACCCAAAAGACAAAGAGAATTCAATAATTTTAAAATCTAAATTTGATTTAGTTGTGATTGATGAAGCTCACTATGTCTCAAATGCTCAAGCTCAAAGAACAAAAATTATAATGGATTTGACCAAAGACATTAAAAGACTTTGGTTATTGACTGGAACACCAATGACTTCACGTCCTATGAATTATTATAATATTTTAAAATTAATTGATAGTCCTGTTAGTCAAAATTGGATGGCTTATGCAATTCGTTATTGTAATGGGTACCAATTTAGAGTTGGTAGTAAAAAAGTTTGGAATGTTACAGGAGCGT